CATAGCGTTGAGGGCAGTAGTTTGGGTCGTTGCTCATTGGCTCACCCCGTATTTGTCCATACACTTGTTGCATTCGCATGGGTCATCTACGCCGTAATAGCGCCAATACTCGACCATGCAGGTGTTCGGGTCTTCGACCATTGCTTGTTGGTCTCGTATCATTCGTATGCCTCCAGTTGTGTCCGTAGTTGCTTGACTTCTTCACGCAATCGCTTGACCTCGGCTATAGCCAAGTCATTAGCGTGCATGATTTGTTTGATTTGTGCGTTGTTCATCATCGGTTTTTCTGTTTTTTCGTTCATATTTATCGCTCCTTGTTCGGTTTCATTTAGGGGTTACCTCTATTTATATTCATCGCTTTGAGGCTAGCGACCTCTTGCGCCCACTATCCATTAGGTGTGCATTGATTGGTGATTGTATCACCATGTCGGCGGGTATTCGAGCACCACGCATGTTACAATTGACAAATGCGACATTCTTGTACTGCTTTAGCACGGTCATATCGACACCTCTAAAATCGCAGTTCTTGAACACTACATTGCGAAGGCTTGCGCCTTGCCAATTGCTGCGTGAGAAGTCGCATTTTGTTATGCGGTGTTTGTTCATCATTGATACCCATTGGGTATCTCGTAAGTCGGCTCGTTGAAAGTTGCTACCTGACATCCTACACGCCGCCGTGTAAGTGCCCTTTTTCATAACGAACTTGCCGTTAGCATCCTCCTTTGGAGTGGGCTTGCTGTAATCGAGCACAGGTATGCGCTTGCCTTGCGAGTCCAACACTTCTTGGCCCTCTTGTACAGGGGTGCGGTAGTGATTGCCTTTTCCGAATCGAATGCTTGCCAAATGCTCCCTGCGTGTGTAGCGACGGAACATTGGTCGACCTTTACTGTCAATCGCTTGGGGGTACTCGTAGCCACTGAAGCGCACCTCTATACGGGAGTCCCTCGGTTTTCCGTAGAATGACAGACCCCGTAGGGTGATGGGGCGAAGCGGTTTCACTTGCTCCCAATAATCCCCCTTCATTACCTGCAAGGGGCCACAGTTGCGTTTGCGCATTCCTCCATATACGAGGGCCTTGATTACTTCTTCACGACTGAAATTAGGCGTAGCCTTGGCTTCGGTTGCCGTGTTGATTTTCTGTGTTTGTTGTTTTCGGTTCATTTTGGTTCACCATTGATTTGAATGTGGGGTCCCCGCTATATGACTGTTTGCCCCCTACATTCGCTACTTAAAGTTAGCACTGCTCCACTGTTTGGTCGGCCCATGCACAACTGCATGTATATGCGTCATGTATGGATGCGTATGCAGACAGGGTTGCACAGAAGCGGAGTCTTGTACAGGCGCATTATAAGGTGTTTGGTTTTTGGCGTAATCGAAACACTCGCAGATAGCGTGTGAGCCTACCCACACACATACGAATGCCCCGTTTTTTGGCGTTTTGCCACCCTTTTGTGCCTGATTCCGCACATATGTTCGCTTTTTCGCCTGTATGGGGGCTTTTTCGTAGGGCCGAACCCCCATATGTACGCATGCGACCGTGCCTTATGAGCATTTTGCTTTGGATTTTTCTAGGTGAAAATCCGCTCTCCCTAGCGTGGGCGGCGGGAATAGTAGTCTTAAGACTACATGTGGGGACAAGCCCCCCGATTTTAGTTAGTATGAACGCAGGCGTGTGTGTGCGTGCGAGTGTTTGGATTTTTTGCCGCCAAAAATCGCTCTCCTTAGCGCAGGGGGTTTAGTCTTAAGTCTTAAGACTAAGGGGGGGAGAGAGAGCATCTCCAGTCGTGCGCAATTATGCCCCTATGTAATTGATAGCACCTACCCCGTCAGTTGGCGCTGTCCTCTCGCTGAAATAAAAAAAAGAAAAGGATGCCCATTCTTTATCCTCGCGGGCCACGAGCCAAATTACATATCGTTCACCTCCTTTGATATGGGCTGTCAAGTACAGCCGGACTATTCGGTTGGGTGCTACTTTAGTTTGCGTAACAAGACATCAGTTGGCTGGGTACAGACCGAACCCAGTGTAACCGCCGACAATGGACGGGAACACTCGGAGTTCCATGGCTCGTACTTCATCACTCATTGGCTCAGGCATAATTCCAGTGTCGTTTATCAAATGATAAACGGTCGCGCATATTTGCGAACTGGCTCTGGTTGCCGTCTTACGACAAACCTTGCTGGTTGCCGCATCCAATATCTCGTCAAGCAATGCTATGTGCGCTTCTGCAAGCGTAGCATACAATTGCATAACAGTATCTCTGTATTTATTTTGCATTTTGTTTTCACCTCCTTCCGTAGTGGAGTGGGAATGCTACTTTCGTAGCGGGAGTAGGAAAGGTGCGTATTTGTTCACCGCTCGCCAGCGGCTTGCACTATTTGCATTGTCGTATGCGGGAGCACGGCCCCACGGTGTGGTTCTCACACGGTCTTTTAACCGGATAGCGTGTGACTATTAACAACTAGGTGCTTTCGTCATCGTGTATCCTAACCCGTCATGGGTTACTCTGGCACGCAACCCGCCACAGAAGCAGGGGGTCACTATCATTAGATGTAAGTAATCTTCATAGAAGAAGCAAGCATTGGGTCTCAATACCCAATTACCTGTGGTGTCAGTACAGAGAACGAATGTTAGTACCAGCGCTCGTCTAGGCTGTAGCCGTAAGCATCCAAGGCTGGATGGTCACGGTAGTCGCCGTATGGCTCTATGGCATCCATGATGAATGAATCTTCATGGTAGTTGTAACGAGGGTCGTAGTGGCCTGTTAGCACTTCAATCATTTGGTCGACATCATCCATGGGTTCAAGTGTTGTACCCCAAGCATCCGTTGCCGGTAGTCCGTATGTACTACCGTCAGGTCGTATGCCCTTGTGTCCATCGCTGACTGTGCCTACCTTGTAACCATGGTAGTGTCGGTCGGCTGGCCATCCGGCATCTTCGCCAATTTGTTTCATCTCAAACCATGCATCATTCAATGCCTCGTTCAAGACAATGTCGTCATAGTTGTATGAGAGACTGGTGGGTCGCTTGCCGTTGACTGTGCATGTGTCACCACTGGCAGGTGCTTTGATTGGTACCTTGATGGTTCGCTTCTTATTGGACTTGATGCCCTTGTAAGTGCGCCAATCGTAGACAAATCCTGCTGTGTCCTCGCTACCTTTGATGTCACGGTGGGTGATTAACCCGTTAGGCGTGACGGTATATTCGCGACCTATGACGCATGACCAAAGTGTTTTCAACCTTGACTTCTTTTCCTCAGTCGCAAGTCCACCCATGGCCTCCTCTATGTGCGCCTCCGTGGAGGCAATCACTAGTGGGCCTGTGTTTGGATGGTCTAGTCGACCTGCTGCAAGTGGATTGCCACCGTTGGTCCAATACTTGAGAGTCCCAATGGGGTCTCGACTGTCTGTCCAAATGAGTGACATGCTACCTTCGCAGTGCTCAACAACTTTCTCGATGCCGCCTATTTCTAGACAAGCGGCAACGGCTTGGCTGTCTACTGGGCCTGTCGGTTTGATACCTAACGCTTTCCATACACTGGCATGGTTGTGGACTACACCGTTATGCACCATTGTCACATAGCCCTCTGGACCAGTGTGCGGGTGTGCATTGTCGGCGTTGTTCTTACCGTGAGTCGCAAATCGGGTGTGCAAGAAAGCATAGCAAGTCTTGCGCCCAATATACTTCTTGATAAAGCGTGACAGTACAGTTGATGACTTAGGGGCCTTGAACACCTCGACGGAGTTCGAGTCCCTGTTTTGCCATGCTATACCGGCTGCTTGACCACCTCGACTGGATAGACCACTCCATAACTTTCCGAGTCTGCCGACGACCGATAAAGGGCCGTAGCGGAAACGCTTTGTACCGGAGTGTATCGCACCAATGCCGCATCCTACTAGTAGTGCCACTGCACCTATTACTGGTGCTGTGATAAGTAGACCCAATGCCACTGAGGCAAGTAGGCCAGTGTGATAGGCCACTTCGGATTCGCAGTAGTCGCACCAAGCATCACCAGCACTATCAATCTCAACATATGTATCGCAGGACATACATTGAGCATCTGTTCTACGAGATTCTAGTGAACTAAGTGAATAATTGCTAGGGCTTTCGCTGGACACACATTCCTCATGAACACAGGTGTGACTGCCACAGGCTGTACAAGCCCGTATAAGTTGAGAACCACGAAGCACGATTGCTCGCTTTTCATAGTAGTCTCGCACTATCTCGTCACTTGCGTAATCAAGGAATGCCCATAGACCTTCACGAGTTACCTCGTATGATTTAATCGCATTGAAGTCAGTTTCATTTGCACATCTCATAGTGAAATCGTACATTAACTGAACCCAGTTGCGAATCTTGGTCGGGTTGACTGTGCCTTGGTGTTGTCGGTACTCGACTGTGCCAAAGTTGCGTCGAATGAGGCTGCCTGTATTACAGTGGTAGTAGCGCCCATGGTCAGTGTTATGTCTGTACATGTCCTCCCAAAGTTCTTGACCGTCAGTTTTGTCAACTGTGTAAATCATAAATCCTTGGCTCATGTCGTCGTCGTCGATTGGCTCTGCCACTTGATTAGGCAGAGCATCGTTTGGGTTCATGGTGTGGTGTGATAGTCGCTTGGTTTGTTTGAATTGGTTGTTTGGGAACCTTTCTAACATATGCCGTGCTGTTCTACAGTACTGACCGTTGTGTCTCGATTCGGAGACAAATTGGTTAAACACTGGTGTAAAGTAAGCATACGCCCAAGCGCATCGCCCTGCGATTGCCTTGGCTTCTTCTTGGGTTATTTGTCCCTCGTCACCAAAGCGTGCATCTGGGTCTCTCAAGCCTACATGGATGTGTAGCCCACATGACCTGTCGATTCGTGTTATGTATCGCAATGCTTGCACCACATGTGCAATCCAACCATGATGCTGTCCATCCAACAAAGGATGGGATACGACTTCTAAACCACCGGCTCCATCTGTTAATGAACCGTCGGTAGTAACTTTGGTGTAGTAACTGGTGTTACCTTGAGACCAACCTTCACGCTGAATCTCGTAATACTTTTGTAGGTACTGGACTGGTAGTGCTTTGCGTGATTCTTCACGACGCTTCGCACGGGTTTTGAAGACAGATTGTTTCAACTGTCTGTAGTTGTTCCAGTACTTTTCAAACGCTTTGTCACCAAGTCTTTGCCTTTCTAGGGCTAAGTAGGTCGCAATGCTATGATTGGTTGCATGTTCGCTGTGCCCATTTCTCAGGGCCTCTACTTCGATGCCAATACGCATTCGTTCTCTTCTGTTCTGTACTGCGGATACCGTGACGGCGAGCATGAGTATTGCTACCCATGCCATGCCGAATAGTAATCCGAAGTAACTTTCGCTTGCTCCGTAATCTATACTATTGTACATATTTTTTTCCTCCAAAGGGGTTTTTTGACTCTCTGCCTAAGAGTCGCACCTCTCTTTTCTCTGTCTCTTTCAACAGCACATGTCATTTGCATTTGCATCTATGTGTTCGTAGCGGGAGAGTCCCCTACTACTTCGGTCTTGGCTGGCTCCGGTTCAAGCGGAGTCGTCTATCTACTACCAGCCGGTTAGGCTCTACAGCCCGTGAATATCAGTGGGAGGGTCATCGGCTCCGAAGTCCCGTAGGAGTTCATCATTGCCTCGCCACCCGTTAGTTCCGCTTAGAAGCGGAGATTCTACAGGAGAGAAGTTCGATACTAGGATAGTTCGGTTGTACATCCCAAGGCCGGTAGGCCAATTTCGCACGAGCCTATTCAAAGGCCCTAGTATCTGACTGCATCATATCCGAATCGCACATGCTCATTCCCGCAGAAAAGAGTCACTGTCATGCCATATGTTCACGCCTTGTATGTCAGTCGGTAGGGCCACCTCTGGCCCATAGAAAGTTGTATTCTATCCGAATCTATCAGTTGTTCGCCCCGTCGCCGGATTGAACTCATACAAGTGTGCATCATGGTAATTATCGGAGTCATCGAGAGGATTATCCTTCATCTGATGCCCTAAAATACACGCCGACGGCTAACTCGGACATATTCGGCTTACTCAGTGTCGATGTCGTGGTTTAGAGGACTGTTAGGTTACCCATGTGAGCAAGTGAGGCTTACTCCGTCCATTTATTCACACATCAAGCGAAGAGTCCAAGGATTTGTCCTTGGACGACTCCCGATAATGCAAAGGGCCACCACGGCTTAGTTCCTTCACACTGTCTTAGGCGTTGGCGTTATAATCAAGTCTCGTATCCTGACCTTAACCACTCTTGACTTACCTTCATGCTTCAAAGGATTGAAGCATACGACTTTATGCGTCCCGTTCTTAACCGACCCAAAACCGAAGTTTTGGCTCAGTGTCGTTATTCGAGTTCCCTTTCCGTCCCGACTGCAAGGCAATCGGTTTTGAAAGGCGTGTTTTTAGGTGTTTAAGGAGCCGGTTTATTGGACACGGCTCCATATTTCGTGGTCCGTCAAAGTGCGTTTGACCGTCGCTTATCCTGTATTCCCCAATCGGGGAGGTAGAGGCGACCCATAATCTTCGGTCCAAGCGACTCAAGGTTGCTCGGACAACTACAACATAACGGTACACACCTTAAAGGAATCGGCCAAAAAAAAAGGGTACTGCGAGGCCTACCCAGTTATGATAGGGTCGAAAATGTCGGCCCGACATTTAGCGGAGAAGTGCCAAAACAGCCCAAAAACGCACATTTGAGAAGTCGAGGGGCCACCGGTCACGCAGTACAGCGTTTAAGACATCAGAGGTTCATTCACTGGCAACCAAAACCGAAAGGAAAATATCCGACTTTGACAAAAACCAAAAAAGTCCAAAAAACTCCAAAAAAGCAAGAAAAGAAAGGGTTCATAACCTAGAACAAAGTGCAACGGCCATGAGCCGAAAGCATCGAAAGAGTCGATTTATTTGGACTTTTCACAAGTCGAAAATCTCTCTCCCAAGCCCCCTCCCCGCAGATAGTTTCTTCCTAAGACTAGTATAATATAATTACATAGGATAAGCGCCGAGCATCTCTCCCCAATAGCGTTTTCATTTTAAAAAGACTCCCACCGGTGGGGCGCTAGCGTAGCGACCCCCCAAGGTCACAGTCGTCCATCCAGACGGAAAAAACGCAACGCTCACTTGATATACTACGACCTACTCGTCCAACCATGGCCCGACAACTAAAACGCCTATTGAAGCACTACGGAATAGATGAAGAGAAGCCCAAGGCATCTAAGCAACTAATCAAGAGAATCAAAGCCGATATGAACCGATATATCGCACAAATAGAAGAAGCGATTGAGAGCGACATAGTTCACAATCCCCGCACTGATGAAGTCAATAACAGAGTCCGTTATTACATGGGAGACAAAGTAATCAAAGGTCAATCATCCATAAGTGGTCGCTCATTAGGCCGTTCAACCGGTCCAGTCAAGAAGTCAGGTGCCAACAAAAGAAGTGGAGGCGGAAAAGAACACGGTGAATGCTTAGGTGCTTCAAGTAGAGTGTCAAAGAAAACTGTACCCATGTATCAAGTAGAACCTACCTTCAAAAGAAAGAAGCAAGGAAAGAAGTTGGACACACAATTAAACGACATTGTAGAAGCCTACACGGCCCTTCTTGAATTAGTCAAGTAGGTAGATACTACAGCAAGGGCGGCGGCCCTTCAATCCGTCGGTGGTGGTGGCTTATTCGATTGGGGTTTTAGAGAGTTGTAAATCTCTCTCCCTACCAACTCTCTCCCTCGCATTTTCTTCCTAAGATAAGACTAATAAGACTATATACATACAGGCGACCCCCCCCTCGCCTTCAACCCAGAGGTTGCGCCATGATTGACGGCTCAATCAAATCATGCTCAAATCATACAAAATATGGGGTAAATCCGGCGAGTATTCATATACTGGATACTCCCCTTGTCGGAATAACCGACACAGAGAAACACATATGTCGGCTTGAAAAACAACAAACGGAGATGAAAATATGAATTATGAATGTAACATACAAACATGCGAACAAACGGATAAGAGGAGGCTTATGTTGATGTCCGACGGACTAAGCGGAAAACATCAAATGATAATATGCTTTGAGTGTCATCACGCCTTCTTTGGCACTGATGCTAAATACCACGAAGAGACATACGCCGGAAAGGAGTTTAGCGAACCACTTGAAAGCGAACTTACCGAAACATTGACCGACGAAGAATTGAACAAAGTGCTGAAAGTATATGATATTGACATCAAGGAATGCTGTGCAAATAACAGAGCGATATACTCTTGCTGTGACTGTGAAGGACATGAGTGGGTAACTCTTGACAGTGGCGAAACTATCGAGTGCCGACACTGTGATGCTGACATCACACTAGACGAGGTACAAGCACTGTACGAACCCGACTACTGAGGACACACAGTAACCGATTGACTGCGCCCCTCATCATCCGAGCCGGTGATGGGGGGCTTTCTTTGAGCGTAAGCCATGCCCATTCGATGGGTCGCCAAAAACAAACGCTATGGCACATATAGGGACAGCCCAGCACCATGCGTTTTTTTGGTAAATTTTTTTAGAAACATTGATAAAGTGGCGACCATACCATACTTTTTAATGGACATCGACAAGATACTAGCGGAGCACAGCCAAGAAGACTACCCAAGCAGAATGGCGTTTGCTCGCTTTTTACACGAGCACTATCCCATGCTGTCAGTTAAGGGGTGGGAAATGCGCCTTTTTCGTTTGAATGATAATGCGCCCAATTCTACAAGAACTTTTGATTATAACAAAGACACCGATACTTACAGTACGCACCTATCTACGGGTACTATTACTATGTCGGGCGATAGGCACCGGCAACTTATGGCCGACTGGTCCTCCGGTATGTCTACGGCGCAAGTCTGTAATAAGCACGATATTGCCGAATCCCACTTCAAGCAATACAAGCGTATCCATAAAATTGTAAGAGGCGTAGTACCTGTTACTGATGAACAACTGATGGAGGTAGACGACCACACGGGACTTATTGATGATATCATAGCATCCCGTCGACACGGACTTATCGCTGAACTTGCTAGGAAAGAACATACTAACCTTGCTAAAGATGCTGAAAAATGGCGTAGCCTTTCCCAAGACTACCTTGCCAATATGACCTCGCTCACTAAAGCAGCCAAGTCTGTACCTAAAATCAAACTAAGTAAGGCTAAAAATCCCTATGCTCTTGTAGTATGCCCCACCGATTTTCATTGGGGCAAGTATGGATGGGCAGATGAAGTAGGAGAGTCCTACAATTTTGATGAAGCACGCAAGCGACTAATGGAGAAAACTGAAACATTAGTGTCTCGTATCTCAACTAAACCCGAAAAAATCTATGTCGGCGCAGGTTCGGACTGGTTTCATGTAGATAACGACGCAGGACTTACTACTCGTGGCACACCACAAGACATGTGTGCTACCCCTGCTGAAATACTTATCACCGGATGCAAACTGGCCCGTGAGCATATTGACCTACTGCGCCAAGTTGCCCCTGTTGAAATTGTAATGATGGCCGGTAATCACGACCGTCACTCATCCCTTGCACTAATGATGTATCTATCTGCTGCCTACGAAGGTGTTAATGATGTAGATATTACTATCACAGCAAACAACCGCCGCTACATAGAGTACGGCAACACTGTTCTTGGCTTTACCCATGGCGACGGATTAGGCAAAACTGCCCTCGGTCCTCTCATGGCTGTTGAAGCCCGTGAACTATGGGGAGCAAATGAGCACAAAGTTTGGTTTCACGGTCACTTACATCATCAAAGAATGCACGAAAAAGACGGTTGCCTCATTATTCAAATGCCATCCCTAGCAGGACATGACCGATACCATGCTCGCTCCGGCTACACTACAAGCAAAGCCGGTCTTGCTGCATACCTAATAGACTACAAAGAAGGATACATTGGTTCTCTCTTTGCTCCAGTATCTCATGAGTGATAAGTATGCCACATTCCCCACTACATAAAAAAGAAAGACAGTGCCAAACTTGCGGCCACACAACTACCGCTAGGTACAATAGTCACAAAAAGTGGTGTCCTATAAAAAAGAAAATGGTGTACTGCGGCTATATGAGGGTGATTAGATGAGTATGCCCAACTTTAACTTTCAACGCTCCAAGTATGACATCAAACACTTCTATGAATGGCTGTCCCCCGAATACAAATGGGCCGACCACATTGAAGAATGGATGAAATTATACAGTGAGCGTAAAGGAGCGGCAGTTCATCGTGTCTGTATTATCGCTCCCCGCTCCCATAGTAAGTCTGCAACCCTCCGAGTTAAACTATTACACATGTGTTTGTTCGAGGAACGCAACGGCAACCCTATGGAGGTATGGTTATTTTCCGCCTCAATACGCCAAGCAACAAACCGTCTTGAAGAAATTAAGACAGATATGCGCCGACACCCCGAACTACGCAAGTATCTCGATGAGCGCAGGTCAAATAAACAAAGAATATCATTTACTAACGGTGCTTGGATTCAAGCAACTGGTGTAGGTTCTGCTATTCGTGGCGAACATCCTGCCGTAGTGGCTCTTGATGATGTCCTCGCTGAGATGGGAGACATGACAATGGATGCCGTAAGAGAGTGGTTTAAAAAAGTTATCACTCCTATGCTTGACCCCGAAACATCACTCTTCTGTGTCGGCACTCCAATGTCACATACCGACTTGTACCAAACTGAAATGCTGTCCGAAAAGGCCAAGCAAGTATGGAAATCAGGAGTATGGTCGGCATTCTCAAACTGGGATGAGCATAGGGCCAACCCCGATACAGAACTAATCCCACTTTGGCCTGAATTTAGACCCACGGCGTTTCTCTTGGAACAAAAAATCAGCATGGACGACGACCTCGCCTTCGCCCAAGAGTATCTGTGTAAGGTCGTGGATGATGATGCCCAAGTCTTCGATAGGCACCTCATCCGAAAAAACATAGACATAAGTGCCGACGGAGGTTTCAATACTCAACTCGATGATGGTTCCCGTTTCATTCTCGGTTTCGACCCTGCTCATGGAATAAATAAAGACTACTCTGTTTTAATAGCGTTGCGACAAGATGCTGACGGCTATATCCACTTCGTAGACATGTGGCGACGAAATGATTTTGCGCCGGATAGACAGGCTGATGTAATTATAGAGTGGGCTAAACATTTTAAAGCACCTGTTGCCGCTGAGGATGTAGGGTTTCAAAGACTCTATGAAACTATTATTGAGCAAAAAGGTGGACTGGTAGACTATCGACCATCTAAAGTATCGAATAGAGGATTAAAGCAGGGCATACTTAATCGTCTTCGAGTATGGTTTGAAAGAGAACTAGTTGTATTTCCCTACGCCTCTGCTGATATACGGAAAAAAATTGGCATTCTTTTAGATGAACTGGAAAATCATGTGTGGAAAGACGGTAACATTATTGATGTCGGCAAGCACAACGATACAGTTATGGCATTTGCTCATGCAATAGACCAGTTTAAACCCAAGCGTTCCGACTTTATGCCTATGGCAAGTAGGACTACAAGTATGGGTGGTTGGTCTAAAAGCAAAAAGCCAACTAAAACAACAAGGCGAAGTAATTCCGGCGGCAAATATGTTCGATTTGGCTAGTTATAATATATAACAAGTCATTAAAAATTAACAGTTATTCCGAGTGATATTCAAATAACATCTCATATGTGCGTTAAACATGGCGTGGTGGAATCCATTTTCAAGTAAAACTGTGGTCGCCGCAGATGAACCATTAGTTCCTATCCGAACTACGGCAAGTCGCAGAGCCGACAGCCCATTTGCAGTCATGGCCGCAGGTATTGATGAGATTGTAAAACAAACCGAGGGACTGCGAGGTTCATTCGACTACACTAATGAGTTCGATTTGTACGATGACATGCTTAACTACGACCCCGAACTAAACGGGGCAGTCCGAACTATTAGCCTTACGGCAAATAAGTATCAAGTTATCGGCGGTAAAAACGCGGCTATCCGAAAAGCCATCAAAGAACTCACAGAAGAAGTGCTTGACTTTGATGACTTGCTTATCAACGGCATGAGAAATCTCATGGTGTACGGCAATGACATTTCAAAATATGTAGGTAGAACTGGTGTCGGTATAACTGAACTACAGTCACTACCTATTGCCCAAGTAAGTATTATGGATGATAGAACAGGTTCTACTCAAACAGACAAAGAAAACGCTATTATAAAGGCAAGTAAGTATTTGTTAAGAGAACAGGCAAGAGACCCACTTACATACCCAGTAGATGAAATTCTACACATTCGTATTGACTACCGCTCCAACTGGTTTAGAGACCGCTTGGGCCGGTGGACATACGGGGTTTGGGGAGCATCTCGATTCACCGCTCTTAAACAAGCAATCCGTGCCAAGTATAACAGCATGAACAATCGTATCGCTCTTGAGGACTCACTGACAAAGCAATACATTACTATTGGACCGGAGGCAGTAGAGAACATTAGCGACCCCGACGAAGCCGCCGAGAGACTTAACTATGTTATGGATAATGT